CATATTCAACATTTGCTCTTGTAGATGTTTAAACAGGTTATTCAGCAATAATTCTTGTGCATTAATCGCTGTGTCGTCTTTTGCACTTTTAGGTGCGCGTTCGTCTTTTTGCCTTGTGTAAGAGCCACCCTGATCATGCACAGCATGGAAACCATGAATTAGCTTCGCACACTGCTCATGCGTCATCGCGTCATCAATAACGCGAATAAAATTTTCACCTTTCAATTTGACCTCTGTGAAATTGTTATTCTGGTTTTGTTGGAAGCGATAGGTTTTTCAGCACGTTAAACCCCACTTCATCTAAATATGAAAATTCAACGTCATCTGCAATATTATCTGTTAAGTCTAATAGTGCTTGACGATAATCCCGCCACTCTTGTTGCTTCTCATCATCCAAAGAATCCCAACGCAACGGATTAGTTACGATTGGATCAACTTCTTCTTTTAATATTTTGTCACGCTCAACACGAATACAATTTTTTAACCCTTCTAGGTTGCTTTCTTTGGTTATGGGTGGTGGAACTTCGTATTCAGCAATCTCGCCAAATTCACCTGCAACAGCGCGGTTAAATAATTCAGAACCCCAAGAGCAAATATCGTCCGGATGTGCGTTAAATTCAACATACACTTCATCTAACTCGTCAAAATCCACCTCTAAATCAATAGATGTTTTTGCTAAATTAGCCCATCTAGGGTTTCGGGCAGAGTTGATTGTTCTTTCGTTTAATGGCATTTTTATAGCTCCTTACGCTGTACGACACCATGTACCATAACTATTGTTATAATAGCCATTGTCACTGTTGTAGCTTACGCTATGTCTGCCCGACATTGTACGCCAAGTACCGCTAAGGCTTGCATTTGCACCCTGATTGATTAGACTTCCAGAGTTATTTGTTCTAATCGATGAGCCGTTGTTGCTATACTTTAAATTGCTACCCGATGTAGTGCCACCCGCATTTACATTAAGATTACTATTTGTTTGGAGTACCACTGTCGCATAACTACCAACGGCTTGCCATGTAGTATCAGGTGTTCCGGCAGGACCTGTAGGTCCTGTAGGACCAGTTGGTCCAGTAGGACCGGCAGGACCGGCAGGACCGGCTGCACCCGCAGGACCTGTAGGACCTGTTGCGCCATTTGGACCTGTAGGACCAATAGGACCTGTAGGACCAGTTGCTCCAGTTGCTCCAGTTGGACCCGTTGGACCTGCTAACGCGGCATTAGCGATTGTCGCCTTACGAGTTGCGCCCGCAGAAACATCGTATACCGGAATTAAATCTGTAGATGCGATAGAGGTCTCCGCCGTAAGATCATTTACGTCGAGGTTAATCGTACGGTTAGCACCGAGTGAACCGCCGCCAGAAAGACCTGAACCCGCAGTGATGGTAGTCGAGTCGTCAGCTTTTGCATCGAGTGCAGTCTGGAGACCATCGACGTTTGAAATAATGTGGTTGTGTGAATCATCCGCAACGGTAGTCGTAATCGTCGCGCTACCCAAGTTAGTCATGGTAGCAGAACCTGTAACGTCACCACTCAAGGTGATAACAGGGTCTTTCGCGAGAGATACAGCACCGGAAGTAACAGAGAAGTCTGTAGCATTAAACGATGCGACACCCTTAGTAGTCGTTGTTGCATCTACACCCGCGATAGTCACCGCAGCAGTTTCACTACCAGAACCGCTAACGCTAACACCTGTACCCGCAGTAACAGCAACTGTGGCAACGTAGTTACCCGTCGTTTTTGTACCGAGTGCGACAGCGTTATTAGCAACGCCATCTGCTACCACCGCACCCGTCGCGATTTTATCCGATGTTACGGCATCATTCGCAATACCGGCGGTACCAATCTGCGGACCTTCACCGGTAGTGCCATCGTGTGAGTGACCTGTTGAGCCATTAAATGCAGATTGGATCGCATCAAATTCGCCGTCGAGGTCGCTCGCGTTAATTACGTTACCGTCAGCAATGTTATTGCCGGTATCGTTTCGAGTATAGCCTGTACCCATTTATAGTTATCTCCTACCGTATTGACCGTATTGTAGTACAACGGAATCTAAAGAAAAAGGGGGTGAGTTTGATGTGGACTCAAAATTGAGAGCTGCCACAAATCCTGACCCTTGAAGTTGTTCATCGAAAACGTATTTTAGACCCCCGCTCGAGTACACAGAGCTACTACCAAAGGTAGATGAACCGTACGTTGCTACTGTAGAACTCGTATTCGATATTGTTATTTGAGGGGGTTGAACCACATTTGCTTCGTTGAAATCGTAATCGACATCAACCTTACACGAGAAACTGCCCTGTGGATCAATGAACAGTTTCATTTTATATAAGTTCTTTCGGGTAGTCGCATCCGTAATTGGCATATACGGCGTCTTGAAGGTTGCGATAATGTCGCTACCATCGAAATCATTTCCTGACTCCATACGGTAGACATACCCATCATCGTTCGCAAACAAAAGCAACTCTTCGTCATCGAGGTACTCAGAATATGCTACGTAGGCATTGATACCGCGGGTTTCTGCCCACGCCATACCTTGACCACCTTGTTGAGCGTACTGTGTACCTATAATACCGCGGGCTGCTGAGTCCGTATAAGAACTGTTATACCCGAGCAAGCGATACTGCGACTTCTCGCGAATTACCACACTCGCAAAAGAATTCGACTTATTTACGAAATCTACCATCTCCGGCTGTATCACTTTCGATACTACAGCGAGACCGAAGTCGTTGTTACGTTCGGTAGCTGAGAGGAGGCGTAAACCGTCGGGACCCAAAAACATGAGGTCACCGCCGACTTCTTTTACGGTATCGTGTTGGATTGCGCCCAAGTCTTTTGTGACAGGCTGCACTTGGAAATCTGCGATAGAGTTACCGGCTACGATATAGATACTACGCTTGGTGAACACCACGAGTTGCTCACGGAACGAGTTGAGTCCGGTTATCTCACTATCAAACTCTATTGTACCGGCACCTGACGCGGCTGTAAAGTCCGTGTCGCTGAAAGGTGCGGAAAACGAGAGGGTTGTGTCTTTAGCAAAGAAGAGGTGGTTCTTGTGTTCAGTTACGATTTCTGCGCCATCTTGATCGCTCGTAGCCGTCGTAATCTGTTCAAAAGTCGTACCGTCAAACTTATAAGGTTTGCCGTCACCATCGACAATAATCAATACTTTGGTCGATCCGAAGTGGTGTTTTGCGAAACGTACTTTACCAGAACCCGAGATATTTACACCGGAAGAACTGTAGGTTGCGTTATCGGTAAGCTCGGTCCATCCAGAACCAGTAGAACGATATAGACCATCACCTACTGCGGCTATTGCGTAGAGCTGATACTCACACACACCTCGAACAGTAGCCGCGCTACCGGTTACTTGCGCGTCATCCCACTTTTCATAACCCTCAATACGACGGTAGCCACCCTCAGTGGATGGCTCGAAATTACGTAGAACAACAGCAGAACCCGGGAGGTTAGTCCCTTGAACAAGGGGACTTTGGTTAGTTACCAAGCCGCCTTGAAACTGTACAGGAAAAGACTGCCAACGATCCATTAGGTCATCCGGAAGTATGCGTGTTCGTTAACGAGAAGAGTACGCATCTGCTTGATACCGTTCTCGAACTTGCTCTGTGAGACGTTCGCCATCTCGATGTTGTCACGGAACATGTACGCGTAGTACATCGTGCCGTCGGTAATTACGTGACGGAATTGCTCCGGTACAGAAGGTACGTCGGTAGCATTCTCGAGATCAACCGGAGTCATGTAGTACTCGTATTCGATCTCATAATCTTCGTTGGGCATCGGTACGATGATAAACTCTTCATCGGGAGTGCGAACTACATGAGTAGGCACGCCACCTTTCGTAGCATCTGTTTCATATTCCTGATCGATGTAGCGGTCAAGATATTCTGCGTAACTTAATTGCTTGAGATGTTTACCCTCACCTACACCGAGAGAAGCCTGTCGAATCACGCGGAACGAGTTGAAGTCTACGTACTTTGCGTTGCTCGGGATTGCGTAGCGTGAAGTGCCCGCAGATAAGGTCTCTTCTTCTTTATTGTGGTTGAAAGACCAGAAGAAGTGCGCTTGATTGATGTGGCGGATCGCAGAATTAACTGCTTCTTTTAATGTGGGGTAGAAGCCGGTAGCTGTCGAGAAGTTGCTCGACGTTAACTGTGTTTCATTCAAGCGGATTGCGCCATCATTTACTAAGCCTAGAAAATCGTAACTCATCGCTCGCGTACCTTTAAGGTGATCTTACGGGAAGTCGTAGTGCCGCCCGCAGTCGTGATGAAACAGTGGAGGTTGTATGTTTTGCCCGCGGTACCTAAGCTAATCTGGATGGTAGCTACAGTAGTCGTCTTCGATGCACTCACACGTTGTAAACCATCGATAACTTCGGCATCCACCCAAGTGTTGAGCGTGCCGTCGGTATCCTCCACCTTCCACGTAACAGTATTAATTGTGTCACCGTTGAGGTAACGGGACCAATCGACACTGTAGTCGAGCTGATCGTCGGGGTCTTTTGTTGGAAATCTTAAAGCCATCTATGCTGCTCTCACGTAAACTGTCCGCGGTTTATCTTGCGGTATATAAACTATGCGTGGTTTTTCTGCGGCGATGTAAACTGTGCGGTTTTCATTACGGTCGCTAGCTTGGAATACGTTACGGACGGTAGTTACCGTGACAGTACCAACAGCACTTGTCGCGTCTACGGAATCAAAGGTAGGTCGCGCGTTGTTTGCTACAACAACAGTACCAACAGAGGTTGTAGCCGATGTGCCCGTAAGAACCACGACTGAACGTGCGACTACAATTACATCATCTACCGCACTTGTTGTAGATACGCCAGTTACGGCGGTGTTTGCATCAGCAGTGACTGTTTCGTCACCTATCGCAGTAGTAGCCTCTACACTGCCTACTTCAAAGATGTTCTCAGTCTGGGTGGCTATACTACCAACAGCAGAGGTAGTAGAAACACCAGTAGGCTCGGTTACCGCATCCGCTGTGATAATAACTTCGTCACCGATAATGCCCGGAGCGTCAGTAACGAGTTCTGCTGATACGTAAATGTTGAGGTCTACGTCAGAACCTGCAACGATAGTGACAGAACCCGCGGAAGCTGTAGCACTTACACTCGGTACTTCGTAGAACAGTGAAGTATCGACGTAACCATAACGTGAGGTGCCGTAGACACCCTCACCGTATATCGCATTGGTGAAACTGCCGTATGCTAAGAAGCCGTCGTATTTATCTGTGTAGCTAGTATCTGGTGTGGTAAACGACGCAGATACACCGGTAACTGGAGCATTAGAAGATGCTGCCGGTGTTGCAGTAGTAATCTCACCAGTACCTTCCGTGCCGCTAACGGAAAAGTTTGCGTCACCTACAAAAGTAAAGTCGGAATTAGCCGTAGTAGTAGCGGCTGCGCTTTCTGGTGTTACTGTTGCGTTACCGATAAACGCAGAGATAGAACCCACAGAACCTGTAAGTTCTTGCCCACCACCATAGTTGGAACTGAGTACAACAGTAGAGGGTCTACCTTGAGCTACGCCTACGCTAACTGTAGCAGAAGCACTCTCCGGCTCAAAGTTCGCGTCACCAATAAAGGTAAACGTTGCATTTACCGTTTCAGTAGCTTCAATACCCGTAGGTTCAACTACTGCGTTCGCAACAACCTGTCCCACGCCACCATTGGATGTAATACCCTGTACACTCGTGATTGAGTGGGTCGCATCCGCGGTGATAATTACATCAGGGTCGGTAGTACCCGATGCTTGGACACCGTCAACTGTGGTAGTTACGTTGCTAACGCCAAATGACGCAGCTCCGTACGCACCCGTGCCGTATATAGCTCCTGAACGAGTTGACGATGCCACTTTCGGCTCCTATTACGCGATACGGATGATAGCGTTTGAAGCGTCAGCAGTAGGGAATTGGATTACGAAGTCGCCGTTAGTAGAAGTCTTGTCGCCACCGAAAGCTAGTACGGCAACAGCGTCAGTAGTAGAAGAACCACCGTTAGTAGTAGTGTTGTAAATCAACGCGCCGTTTGCAGTGATAGTAGCAGAAGTCCAAGTCTCATCCGCAAAGTCAACGTATGCAGTGGTGCCTGATAACGCTACTGCTGCGCTATCTAAGGTTTGACCGCCCGCAGAATAACCAGTACCTGATACTTCGTTAGTAGCAGAGTAATCGGTAGTGGTAGCGTCAAGAGAAGCTGACGAAGTGTATAGAGCAATTTTGAATGTGTCGCTGTCCATACCGTGATAACCCTTAAGAAGGTCACGTTTAAATGACGAGCACATTGCAGTAGTAATAGCCATTATTATTTTCCTTTATTAACCATGTACATGATGTGAGACTCAATCCCACGTTGGATATATCTAAGGAAGGTCTGCTCGAGACGGTCCCTAAAGATGTGCGCCTGATCGCGAATGGGCGCGGGGGCTGTATCACTGATGGATACGATTTCTTCGGCTGCCATCTTCGCGAGTTGTTCTGGGGATAGCGGACCGTTTGATGAGGTGTAAACTTTAAAATCTAGCATAGCTAT